ACTCTGATGTTGAAAGTTTATGCAAATTTATAACGAATAAATAATATACAATGGAAATAGCAGAATCAATATTTAAATTCATCCTTGCCTCATTAAATGTTTGTGCTCTAGCATTTACTTTAATTTTGGTAAGCAAGTGGCATATACGCATGGAGAATAAGCTGGATGAAATAGAAAGATATGTCCGCCATGTGTCAGATCGTAACGATATTGTTTTCCTTAACCAGCTCTCGGAGATGCAAAGACAGTTGATAAAAGAGGAACGGTATGAGGAAGCTAGCAAGATTGGGGAAATAATTAAGGATGAAGAAACTAAATTAGGAATAAGGAAATGAATAATATTAATTTGAACGAACTACGAAATATAGCTTATAAGACAGCTTGTGAGCATGGTTTCCACGATAAAATACTGAGTAACGAACACCACCTTTGCCTTATCATTTCCGAGCTTATGGAAGCTGTGGAAGCGGACCGAAAAGGGAAACGTGCCGACAGAGAATCTTTCAAGTCTTCTTATGAGGATGAAGAACCGCACGATGATGTCAATTTCAAATATAGCTTTGAAAAATATATCAAAGGAACGGTGGAGGAAGAATTAGCTGATGTTGTGATACGCTGTCTTGATCTTGCTGGGCTGCGCGACTGGGATTTGCAAGACACGTTGGATAATGTGGATGAACTCAATAACGTTTCAGACTTTTTTCAAGAACACACATTTGTAGAGATAGCTTTTGAGATTTGCACCGGAACAATTATATCCGAATCTCTAAGGTCGGTTAAAGGAGTGATTTTTGATGTATGGCAATACTGTCTTTGGAAAGGAATAGATATTGAGTGGTTCATTGAGCAGAAGATGAGATACAATGAACTAAGACCTAAGTTGAACGGAAAAAGATATTGATTATGCCAATGTTAAAAAGCCCAAAGCTTGCAGGACAATGGGCTTAATTCTTTCTCAAGGAAATGAATAAGATTTTGCGAATGACAGTTCGCTGGATTGGAGGTGTTAGTTTCCAAATCAAATGCGATGCAAATATAGTTTGTATTGTAATAACAATGAAAACAATTAACTATTTTAATAACAATTATGAAGAATATTATCACTCTTGTGGTAATAGCCACAGTATTTGGGTGTAGCCACCCTATCGAAGATAAAGAATACCCAAAGATATACTATACTAGGCATAGCAGCATAACCTATCTTAATGACAGTATAGTAGTTGTCAGCACTCATGTAAGTGGGCTTGATAATTACAAAACAAAGATTATTAATTTAAAAAAGAAATAACTGAATTATGAAGAATAAAATAATATCCGGCATTATAGCTGCACTGTCTTTACCCGTATATTTTTCTCTACTTTGGGCTATTGATCAGTTTTTGTTAGTTAGAATTGTCTTAGTATTTGTAATGATAGCATGTATGATCGTATCGGTGTACAAGATATCCAAACTTATTCTTGACGAACATTTTAAAATGCATAATAAGCAATGAAAACAATTATATTTACAATCATATGTATTATCGCCCTATTATGGATTGGCGATCTCACAATTACATTTAAACCGTTTTCCATCTCGTTGCCCGGTTGGCATAAGGCTTTAGGTATCATACTGTTTGTATTTGCAATGGCGGTGTATAACATTGGAGAATACGCTAAGGGGTACAAGCATGGTTTTGATGATGGGATAAAGGAATGTATTGAAACGATTAAGGGAAATGGAAAGAATTGAGCACATAGCCACAATTGATTTTTGCTACTTTAGATTAAAGGTTCTATATAAACAACTTTCTAACACCAAGTCAAACATCGAAAGACTAGTTGACAAAGTTTGCGGTTATAATGAAACCGAAGAGATAAGAAAGGAGTGTATAACGCTTGTAGAGCAGATCATTGAAAGCAAGAAGCAAATCGGGGAAGATTTCACAAGAGATGAATGTGTTTTGAATAAATTGAAAAGAAATGAACTATAAATGTTAACTACTTCTAAACTAAAAATTTAGGGATTCAAATGCGAACCCTTATAACTACTGGGAAAGCCACAATATTTTACCCAATCTTATGGCTTTTCCAGAGTCCTTTAACTTGTTTGAAATTACAGTTTGTGGATAATTGACAATCAATCTTCTGTTTTCAGAAAAACATTCTTCAATTCGTCTTTCCTTAAAGAGCCATATCTTATAGCACGGTCAATACGTTTTCGAGCATTTCCGTCTTTAGCCTTTATAGTATTCTTAGAATTATCCTTAGATATAATTAGTTTGACCAGCTCATTCAGAGGAATAGGGGATTTCGTATCTCTATCCCAAATAGAAGTGAAAAAATCTTTTGCAGGTTTTCCCATAAGTAATTTTTTTTCCGTTTCATCACCAACCTTTTCAAAATGAAGGTAAGGTTCCGAAATAATATTGAAATAGGGAAGGAGCGACTTCTCATCCGGTTCACTCACCATGCGAGTTTTTAGTAGTTTTAGATAACGTCCTCCATTCCTTGTACGTCCTATGGCAAATACTCCGTCTGCAAAGTTAGACAATATCTTACTTCCTGCCATATTGGTTTTAGACAAGGGCTTCCATTCCTCAATCTTAGGCGTATGCGCTATCACCATGATACTGATTTTTAGCTCACGTTTCAATCTAGTGAGACCGTCCATAATAACTCCGGCATATTCTGCTTCCGCTGTCTGGGTGGATAGATATGAAAGATTGTCTAGTATCATAATCTTTGCTTTCGTGTCAAGCAATTTATCCTTTATCCCTTCAATTACGTTCATGTTAAAATCTTCGCTGTCCACTTCTTCCGATATGGTGCATCGGATGAGCGACTTCGGGAAATCAGCGTTCTTATAACGTCTTGCAAGTTGTCTGTCAGAAAGTTCAAAATCAAAGTATAATACTTTTTGAGGACTTATCTCAACATCCGCACATTCGCTTTCCCCTTTGGCTATCTCGTAGGCTATCTGCGTGGCAAGAATGGACTTACCTATTCCGCTATCGGCAAATAGGAAAACAAGTTCGTTCTCCCACCAAAAATCGCCCCACAACCTATGGATAGGTGGTTTCTTCTTGCCGCCTTCAATGACTGACTGCATATCGGAAGAGCTGAACAATGGTATTTGTTCAACCATATCGCCATCATCAGGAATTGGCAAAGCATTTTGTTCAAGTAGTTCTATACTATCTTGTATTTGTTTTTCTTCGATCATAAAATATTAATTTTCAACTCTATCAGGTGCCGGCATTTCCAGCATCCTGATAGCCTTAATTGTTTTCCTACCTTCCAAGATAGCTTTGCATAATCTATGGTATCCGTCTGCTATTTGTCCTACTTCATCCAATATAATAGGGTAGTCTAAAGAACAATCAAGCACACGTTTTGCATTGAAAGATGAAGCTATGAAGCTGACTACACTCAAATGGTTCAACAGCCAGGTCTATATTCCACAATGGCATATCACGTACAGGGTACTCCTTTGCTTTCGCAAAATTATAAAGTGTTTGATCATTCCATATCTTATTGCCTCTGTGGTATTCGCTTTCAGCGAAAGTCATATTATCTATTGGTACTTTCATGCTATTTACTTATTTAGCAAGGTGCGCCAGTATTAACCAACGCACCCGTTACTTTTTCTACACGTGGATATAGGCATGTTATTTAGCCCATTCGGACTTAGTTATACAATTCATTGACTTAAACCTGCCGGTCACTTTATTGTGACCGTATGAGTACACGTAGCAGATACCTTCTCCGGTGATATTTACAGTAGATTCACCTCCAACATACAGCTTGCACACATTCCCTTTTGAAACATGGAACTCAACCTTTGAAGCAAGCACCGTTGTAAGCGTACAATCCTGCTCTATTTGTCCGTTAAAGTCCACGTACAGGCACGAAGTATATCCGTCCTTGCTCCGCTTCCATTTACCATTAATATAGTCAGAAAACGTTCGTTTCATATACTGAATATCCATACCGAATCCAAAACTATGGGCATCTGCCAACAGTTCCACACCGTTTGAATCCAAAGCTATATCCATTAACGTTTCCTTACTTGTAGCGGAATCCCACTTATTTTTGTAAGCACCGCAAAGACCAAGCATGATGGCATTACGTTTAAAAGCAAGCAAATCACTCATAAAATTGGGAATTTTTTTAGTTCAACTTCTATAAGTTCTTTTATCATCATTACGGCATTGTCCGAATCAGGAATGCTCTTATAAGTCTTTACTGATCGTATAATGTTACGTGCATGAATATGAGAATGCTTTTCTAACGCGCTGTACGACACCCCAAATCGGTCATGCGCAACCACAAACACGGCAGGTCTTGCCATCCTTTTTACGAACGGTATATTTGTCTTCCCTTCGTATAAAGACAATGGAGATATGGGCGAATATTTATCCTTGCAGAATGCTTTGTTTACGCAATCGCACACAATACGCTCAACCTTTCTTATAACGTCCGATTTTAAGCAATTTTCTCCTTCTGACATACTTTTCTATTATTTTCTTTTGGTCTTCATTAAGGATTTCACCCATAACATACATATTGCCAATAGTAGCCTTTCTAAAATCCACTTCCTTTTTCCCACATTTACCCATATTACAATCTACACCTTTTGAAACATTCGGTATTATCACATGGGTATTGGTACATCCTTTTACGGGTATCGCCTTAAAGCTAAGAAACATATTACCGTTTCTCACCTTAATGCATCCTGTTTCTACATCGGGAATAAAAAGCCCCTTTGTCACTTCTCCGGTCTGCTTGTCCTTGAATGACACCCATTTCACACCAGGATGCCGTTCCATCTTTATATAGATGTGATATACATTGTCCGGGTTATACCTGTCCTTCCTCGGTTTTAGTTCCATCGTCAAACATCTCCTCCGCTTCTTCTGCTATGATAGCCTTTTGTTCAAATTCCGCATTAGCTTTCAAGTCTTCTTCAGGCGGCGTAGTGTTCATTGCTTTATTCAAATCTTTCATCTGACCTTCCATCCACTTCATATAATTTTCGGCTTCTTTCTGTGCGTCGTTAATATCTGTGAACACAGTCATTGGCTTTATAAGGTTTGCTTCAGTCAACACCTTCATACCGTCCAAGAACTCCTTGTTGGTGGAAGTAGTTTCCCCGAACATTTCATTCTCCTTGCCTTTGATGGATTTCTTGAAGTCCACCATATACTTCAACCACGCATAGAGAGATGTTTCATGTGCCACACCGTCCAATCCCACAGCATACGGGGTAGTGAACACCCGGAATCCTGTATAGTTTTTAAAACAGGCATATCCTTTCGTAATGACAATCTCGAACGAACCGAAGTTTTCCCTCTCCAGCACATCGCTTTCTTTGATGATGAACTCAAATCCTTGTTGTTTATTGCCCTTTGCCATAGTAAATTTAGTTTTATTCTTTGTTGTAATCCATTACGTTATCCGCATCAATACCATGAGTATAAGAATACTTGACACTATCCTCCCCAAATGCGATAGTGGTAGTATATATTTCATCGCCTTGGTCAAAGTCAACATATATAGAAGCATCATACTTTCTCAACAATGCTTGCATTTCAAAAAGAAAAGCATCTTTATCGTTTATCGGATTCACTTCTTCAATTGGGCACGATTCTGCGGTTATAATAGGCGTATCAATCACAACATGCCCATTTTTGACCATGACAACTTTTGAAATTGCATCTCTATCTCCATGACGAACAAAGTCGCCAGCATTTAATTGTTTGCTATTATCACTCATACCTATTCCTCCGTCTAAGCCTTTTTATAATTACATACTTCCGTATTTGAATGAAGCAAAACAATCGTTTTCATCATCAACGAAAAAGCCAAGTTCATCAAGTGTTTTCTTGTCCTCGTAAGAAACAACGCTTGGGTCAATATCAACGTAAAGTATATCGTGTTCACAAGAAGTTGGGTATTTCTTATTTCCGTACTTCAAAAATATCTGCAACGCCTTAATTAAATCTTCCATATCTTACTCCTCCGTTTTAGCCTTTTTACCCCTCTTAGGTCTGAACGCCGCCTTAGCGTCCTTAACCTCGATAATACACTCTCCTTCATCCTCAATTGTCGCCACCGCCTCATTCTCCTTCAACACTTCCTCAACAACCGGATTAGCCGCTTCCTCCGCTTCTTCCACAACAGACTTCCCGAATCTAGGCTTCTCCTGGTTCATGTTCAGCTTCTGCATATCCATGGCGTACTGCAACTGGTACACCTTGAACTTCTCATCGTCCGAATCAATGATGTCGTCCGCTGCATCAGCATAGTGCATGGCGATAGTTCGTCTGTTTGCTTTCATGGCCATTCCCAACGCCTCTTCATCCACGTACATATACGGATGGATGGAGATAAGACCATCAATGGGAGAAAGCCGTCCGAATGTCTTCTTGTACTGGATAAGTCCGTCAGCCCTTTGTTCAACAATGGCATAGGCATTCATAAGGTTCTTCTTCTTGATAAGAGCGATAGCCAATATCCACGTCAGCCCCAGTTCGGGATTGAACTTCTTGGGCAAATCCTTGCACTTCGCAAAGGATAATGCTTCCGATAAGGTTTCTGTTTCTAAAAACATAGCAATATAGAATTTAATTGTTATTCGTTAGGAAAAGTTTCGTCATATCCGAAGGAATGTCCGTATACGTTCTTGAACGTAAACGTCACCTCCTTGTATTTCTGACCGTAAAGGGTGTCGCTTTTAGGCTCTGTGGCTCCTGAAAGGTACATAAGCACCTTTCTATTCCTCGCTGTATCACGGTAGGCAATCTTATAACCAGTAATGAAAGCCATAAAGTCACGGTAAGACTTATCATCCTTTGTGTCATCCTCCAAGAATATCAATGTCAGCTTTATAGTTGTCTGCTTGTGTGCCGGTGTGCTGGAAACATACACTTCCGCCTTGCTTGTCTCGGCAAAATCCTCTGCATACATATTTGTAGGCTCTCCATACGAATTAAGACCTGTACATTCTTTATACCTCAAACCGGGAAAATCTGTTTCCAAGTCTTTCCAAACGGCACCAAGCTCACCGTAACGCATCATATAAAACTTGTAATCATTCATGTTGTTTTATTATAATACACGCAAATATAATTAATTAAATTCATATATTAAAGCTTTACTTTAATATTTATCACTATGATGTATTCAAAACTCGCTTTAATATTAAATTCTTAATCTTAAAAGTAAAAGAATACTTGAAGTGTACCTTGTATTGCATAATACTACATCATTACATATTAGACATACCCTTATATAATAAAGGAAAAATGTCTAATCCAAAATACATAGAAAGAAAGTAACATAAAGAAAGAGTGAGCACAGCGAACACCTCACTCCCTTTGATTATTTAAATAAACAAAGGGGAATAAAAGCAATCTGCATAGGAAAGCATCAACGCAAAACATGAATATCGACATAATGATAAATAATATTATTTTACATTGTAAATTAAGTTTTATATATGAAAAATTGCAACATTATAAAGACGTGAAAATTCAGAAAAAAATAAAAAAAATCGGGAGAGGATGGATGTTTACGGATGCATTGGTATAGGGGGGGGTGGGGTATACCTGCAACGCATTGCAACGCTCGTTTGATTCGTTGTGAGTGAATTACCAGGCAAGAGTCCAGGCAAGAGAGCCTTTGTAGAGGGTGAGAATAATATTTTCTTGTTTGTTTACAAATTTAATAAGTAAATATTTGGTAGAATGATAACTTTTTCGTAACTTCGAAGTGTGAAAAGGAAAGGATATCACATAGTGATAACACAAGATATCCGATATACTTTTCACAAGGATAAGCGTAAAGCGAAGCATGTATGCTTTATCCAAAAGCGTGTTATTAAATGTTGGAATAAAAAGAGAGCCTTAATACTAGCAATATTAAGACTCTCAAAGGATCAAGATACTAAAGTATCCAATTCCTATCACACGGAGCAAAGATACTTCTCTATTTCGATTCTTGCAAATATTCTCCCATTTAATTTTCTTGGTTTACTGATATTACGATAGCATTCAGCTATTGAGTGTATAGTCTGTATCTGGTATTAGTATGCTATTAATCACGCTATAAGGTTGAATTTTAACAATTTAAATTATAGCATTATGAAGACTTTAGAAAGCATTTTTTCAGAGATTAAAGAAAACGGTGTAATCACTAAACAACAATTGCAATTGCTAAAAAATCGATCTAACAAGCAGCAACAAGACGTTATAGATTATGATTGGTTGGAAAGCATTGGAGATGGCTACGGCATTCCATTAACAGAGGAACAAGGCGTTCAGGGGTTGAACTGGTTAAAGAAGTTCATCAAGAAGAACGGAGAAAGCAACGTATACGGATATAGAGAACTCGAAATAATTGGTAATGCTTCCCCTTCTGATTTCGTTTTCAAAGGGTTTTATGATGCCGGTAACGGTTGGGTTAGAAGATTCCTACCTATCTACCAGTTCAACGGGATGGAATATATTCCCATGAAAGAACCTTATATAATTGGTTGATATGTTAGGCGTTATGTTATTGTTATTCGGTGTTGTGATATTCATTTCCGGCACCGATCCCAAAAAATTAAAAGACTTTATAAACAAAAGTGATGAATCAGATAAATTTTAAAGGATATGAAAGAATATAAGTTAACAGTAGAGTTTTATAACGGGGCGCGTTATTGCTATTACGGCAAGACGAAGAAAGAAGCGTTAGCAGCGTTTAAAAAATCGTTTGGCAGCTTTAAAGGCTTCGTAAAAAAAGAGTGGACGATAGAACAAGATTAACCAATGTGGGAAGGCGGAGCAACACCGCCGCCGGGAACTATTATAAACCAATAAAAAATAGAACAATGAGAACGTATTTTGCACAAGTAAAAACAAGGTATCAAGCAATTAAAGAATGTCCGTTTACGCCTTCAAATGTCGCCAAAGTGTGTGGCGGTTTCATGTGTTTTGAGTCCACGAATGACTACAGGACATGGAAAAATCAAAAGTAACCAATTATCCCGGCACGGCTAGACCGTGGCAATTTGATTTGCGGCCGGGAGCTAAATTTATAAACTTAAAGGCATTAAATTATGAAACGTAAAGAATTAGACAACATTTTGCGCAACTTATTAGTTGCTGGAAACATTGTAACCGTACCGTTTGAACAAATGAGAGAGGTGCGCAAAGAACTAGACCGCTTCGTTAAGCCTGTACAGATAGAGATTATCAAGAGCGATTTTGAACGGTTTCATTCAGGGAATTAAGATAATATAAGGTGAAAGATAAAGCGGAAATAGTAAAGGTTATAATGTATGGTAGAACGATATACCAAGTAAACCTAATTAATACCCGAACGGGAATGTATTATAACAGTGCATCATTGTGGTTTGACACAATGGATGAGGCTAAAGAGTATATTTTAAAAAATGATTTGATATGAACAATAGAGGATATTACGTACTTAAACAGTGTCGCAAATGGGAGTATGTTCCCGAACTAGGACAAAGTGTTTGGGTAGAAACGAGTGCCGAACAAGTGACGCCATACAGGGCAACCAAACAGGAAGCTGAGCAGGATTACGCAAAACTGGGGTTTCCTGTACGCCCTACCGCATTCGTACAATGCAATGATCATATTGTATTAAGCGTATCATGGACACGATACATAGTACAATGCGGAACGATTTTATAATAGAAATATATTGCCACATGTTAGCATAGACGTACGTTGGGGCTTTTTGCCAACATATCATCTTATGACACCCCGGCAGTAATACGGCTGTCGGGTAGGCGATAGGTAAGAATGAACGAATAAATTTAATTAAGGAGGAAATAATATGTTCATGATTTGCATTTTGATTTGGTTAGCTGTTGGAGTAGGTAAGGAGCTGACTGGAAATAACGGTTTTTAAGCCGAATTATCCGCCAAAGGTTCAACGCCTTGCAAGTGGTGCAAGTTCCACGGGCGGAGCAAATTACTAACTTAAAAACAAAAGAATATGGGAACGAACAAACAACTAAGTATTAAGCAAATTATTTGCTCTAACATTATAGCAGCCGAAAAAGTTGCCGGGGATGTGTGTCAAGGTCTTGCCATCAAGCTGGCGAAAGCGTTTATATACGATAGCCGTGATATTGATGCCGATGAAATCTCATACATTAGCCAACAATGCGAAATTGCGCTTCAAAATATATCCGAATTAGGGCTTACAGAAGCCAAGAACAACGAAACGAATAATATAATAGCGAATTTAATCTAAGGAGGGGTAATTTATGAAAGTAGTAGAATATGGTCGTGTATCCACTGACAAACAAACATTGGAGCAACAAAACAGAACCGTCCAAGAATGGTTGAAAAGAAACGGTTTAAAATCCGACATTGTGATAACGGAAGAAGGAATATCCGGCGGTGTAACCTATAAGAAAAGAAAATTAGGTACTGATGCACTCCCATTGCTGGAGGCTGGAGATATGCTGATAGTAGCCGAAATTTCCCGTTTGGGGCGTTCTATGAGCGACTTAAACAAACTTATCAATGATGAACTAAAACCGCGTAAAATACGTCTTGTAATTGTTCAAATGGGTATTGATTTAGATTGCGGTAATATAAAGGCAATGGACGAAATGATATTGTTTGCCTTTTCTTTTGCTGCCCAACTGGAAAAAGAACTTATACAGGAACGAACTAAATCAGCATTGGAAGTAAAGAAAAAACAAATTGAGGAAAACGGTTATTTCATTTCCAAAGCTGGAAACAAATGCACCTCTTTAGGCGGTACTACATCAGGTCAGGCAAAAGGCGGTAAGGCGAACGGGGAAAAGAGAAGAAAGGAAGCGATGAACGATGAAAAGAACAATATGATAGCCGCCATGTTGGAAGGCTGCAATACTCCGCAAGATATTGACAAGGTAGTTGAACGATTGAACGCAAGGGGTATTTTGACAAAGACCGGGCTGCCCTTTACCCGGAATCGCCTAACTGCCCTACGGACTAAGATTAATAGACGCACTGAATATATTCAAAGTATGCTTTAAAACATACTTTGTGAAACGAATTACTGATTTATAAACGATAATTTTGCAACACATAACGCTTAGCTATCGGCATGACGGGCACAGAGATGAAAAGATATACATATCAAGAAATAGTAGATAGATTTGGGAAAGATATAGCAGATAAGGCAATATCAACTGGTGCAGAGCCTACAAGCTGTGTCGTTGATCCGCTACATGAAGGTCTAAGTCAGTGGGCTGAAGCCCCTATTGAGATTGATGGCTATAGGATACGCGCATATTACTACTTGACAGAAGAGGATGAACAGAATTTAGATTTTTTTGATTGGGAAGAGAAGGCAGAATTTGAGGTTGAAGAAATTTTTTTATGATAAATATAAAGCTGGTGACAACAGATCAATTCAGTATCAAGAATATGAAAACTTTAGAATTGTACAACAAGATCAAAGAATTAGGCATTAATGCGGAAATGATATCTATGTTTTCTTATAGAATTAATAAGGATAAGAGATTTAATACGATAGAAGTATTCGAAGCTCCATCTATTGAATTAATTAGATTATGTGATTCTTATAACTGTCAGTTAATAGCAAACATTTTGAATAAAAAAAATGAATATGGGGAATTTGACCAGGTGGTAGTATACGAAGTTTATCCGATTAATCTGAATGATATAGAATTTGTAGAATGAAGATTTTTTCAATTATGATGCAGAAAGAAGTAGTAAGGGAATAAAAAACAGAGGCGGAGAAATCCGCCTCTTCACTATACAGTGGCTGTATAGACAATACTAATTTGTGAGCAAGCCACAATGACATTTCTAATGTCGTTTCAATCCACGCACCGAAGTGCGACTAACATCGTTGATGTTCGATACAAAGGTGCAACTTTTTGAATTAACGAGCAACAAATTATTAATGTTATAAAACATATTAATTATGATAACATCAACCATGACAGCAGAAGAATTGCTTGACGAAATAAGAGCTGATTATCCAAACGTGCTCACTATCTCCGATGGCAAGGACGCTAAGGTCATCCGGATAATCAAAAAATCCGTTCTGTTTCCGGTGCGTATCCACTCTTTTGTCACTACTGTGCGAAAAAACAAGTGGCTGATATTATGGGAGGCTCACAGTAAAAAAGAGATAGGAGATGATTGCCGTATCTCCTTCGTCTGCTACCACGATACCGGGCATGGCAAGTATGCCTATATGCCTACCTTCGTCAAAGGTAAAATGGTTCTTCTTGCGTTTCCTCCGCACATCTTTTCCCGATTTGCCGAGCGGATGGAAATTAACTTTGCAGGCACAAAACTGATGAAACGGTACTTCGAGATGAATAATAGCTATTCGTTTAACTTCTCGACCGAAGAAGTAGATGGTGTCCACCGTGAAAATGTGTTCGCCACCTGCCGGGAAGGCATTGCGATGGGATTCAAGGCTGTAGGGTTGGACATCTTTCTCTTAAAAACTTTCATAACTTACGATATGTGCAAAGGCGAACAGATAGGGAAGTTTGCAAAAAGTGATGAGTTTCGCAGACTAGTACACGAAGAAATGAGTAAGGTATCCCAGTGAACTACCACTAAACTAAATATTTAGGGAGCCTTATAAAACTAGGGAAAATTACAGGCACAACGATATCACCCTTGCCAACACGACAAGAGGTATCAGCCTGTATATCCACCTCTCTATACGTTCCATCGCATCACAGCAAGTAAACGACAAAAATACCAGTGAGGCACATCATCAGCATGTTCAAGCAATATGTTCAACTTATCTTCTTTCATTTTTAAACATAAAAAAAGCGGTAAAACCGTTGGGAATTACCGCTTTGAAATCTCTATAAAGAATAAATATCCTTGCATTAGGTATACCTACAATCATTGAAGGGTAAACTTGTGGCAAGGACGTAGACTTAAATTGTTGCCAAGAAAGAGGACAAACTACTCATGTCTTCGAACTCTTTTATTTCAGATTCACTTTGTCTGAAAACTCTTTTTGAATTACGACCGTTTGTTACAGCCTCCAACATGGATTTTACAAAATTAGACATGTTTACCAAAGAAACATTCTTATTTTCTTCCATCACATTATATAACTCATCCGTGAAGGAACGAGACACAAATATCACTCCAGAGAAATCTAATATAACGTCCTCTTTAATGCCATCAATGGCAGATCTTATAATATCCGCATTAGCTCTTGAACGGATATCCGTACTAATCAAATCCGCAATTTTTAACATCGTATTCATATATTTATTTTTATCGAGTGTATTTATTATAGTCAAAGTCCAATGGGACCTTAACCGGAATTCTCATTAGAATTATTGTTCCATCCCAATATATAGAATTGGGAAGCTTAACAAATACAGAACCGGAGCTGTCATGCCTATGAAACGCACCTCCGGACAACATGAAAAATGAGCCATGAAGCCCATCAGAAAGCATTTCTTTGGATGAAGATATACCGTATCCTCTATTTTCTGCATTAGGCAAGTTCTTTGTAGACTTCCCCTCATTTGCCAACCTTAACGCTTCGGCATCATTCCCATTAATCTCATCCAAAAATTTTTGGGCCTTTACATAACTTCCCAGCACGGTTATTCCATCGTCAGCCAAGACCAAATCTATACAATCCTCTTTCTTTAAATACTGGGAAAAGATATAACCATGCTTGCCTTGAGAATGTTCGTTCATGTTATCAATCAATTCTCCTAAAAGATATGAAAGAGGAGTAACGATACGATAATCAGCTCCACTTTGTGTCTTTATAATTCTTTGAAGAATGCTTTGTAAATCGTCAATATTACTTTTGTGCAAATCAAACTGACATACTGGCAAATATGTTTTAGAGATATATGGCTCCAAAACCTCTTTCATGTTGGATCCGGCATCCACAAGTAATGGGTTCTCAAAATAAACCAAGTCCAAATAGCCAGTGATACGTATCGGTCTGTTTATGCATATCACATTCTTCTCACACCTTTGCTTATATATAACAAGCGGAGCGAGAAAAAACGGATGAAAAAAAGAAGTGTTACTTAAATCCCAGCATAAATCATTCATGCAACAATTGTCAGTCTGTTGTATGACTTGAAACAGATGATTAAATGCGCTTCCTATTCTTTCATCTCTATCCACGTTTGGTATATGAATCACCTTCTTCATGATGCAAATTAAGTGATAAGTCTACATATTTGCAAATCATATCCCTTATTATTTTTAGCAGTAGTTCCCAAAAGTCAAAGAACGCTTCTGTTCGATTATTATTTTTCCAATCCTTTTCTGCAATGTTCACATAAGAACTTTTTGGCTACAGGGAACATCTTTTGACCGACATATCCACTGAGATATTGCGCTTCCTCTCCATAAGGATCAATCCCGAAAGCCTTGGAGATATGCCGGCACAAATGACCTTTTTCGTGGTCCCACGAATTTTGAAACTCTTCGGGGGTAGAGGTTAGTGAGATAACCATTACTGTCTCTCTTCTACTGTAGTCCGAATAGGTTAGACCGGTATTCATTCTGCCTTCGGTCAGATTGCGATACGCACGCTTGAGGGAATCCCCCCTGCATCCTATACGGTATAGGTCCATAATGATCCGATCCGCCCAATAGGTGTGTACCGCATAATACACTTTGACGTGCCAGTCTCCATATTTCGGTATGTAGAACTCCTGAATAATCATATCACATCCGACCAGATTACAGGAATCCCTTTACCTATACAGGTGGCAAAGAACTCGTCAAACGCCCTGCAAGGATCGCCATCAATATCATCAAGGTAGCATTTTATATGCTTGCATAAGTGAGCCTCGTCAACCAATGATTTTTTATAGAAATCCGCTTTCAGCATGTTTGCGACATAAGCAACGTCATAACCCTTGTCGTGCTCAATGGTAATTCCGTTCGCTTTCAGCATATCGTCCACTTCATCTTTGCTCCACGGCTCCAGCTTTTTCTCTTTGCCCGTGGCTTCGTCTTTCACCTTCATTTTTGAAACGGCCCATTCATAAAGTTTCTTGCTGAAATGAAAGCCGTATGCTTCCAGATATTCCCTCATGCCCGATGGAAATCTGCTGTATGTATCCAATCTCTGTTCCATAACCTTTATTTAAAAAGAGGGGCATTCCACCCCTCCACCATTAATAAAACTCACCGTTAGCGCGTCTGCGTCTGCGTTCGCCCATGTCATCCATACGCGGATATTCAGGAAAGTATCCGGGGTATCTGCGTTCATCCATGCCGGATGAGCTTCCACCACCTGAATAACTTCTTCCGCCATCACGGAAACCCATTTCTCCGCGCATTTCTCTCATGGCTTTTTCGTAACCTTTGCGGCAGCCTTCCTTATAGGCTTCCTCCACCTCGTCACCTCTCATACCGAAGCCGCGTCCGTAATCGTCACGCCCTTCTTCTAATATTTCCCACATTCCCATAATCATTTCTTTGTTTTGGATGTTTCAACCACTCCGAGCTGTTCCATGAGCCGTTTGTTCAAATCCATAAGGTCAGACATATTCTTGCTCATTTCCGCCATTTGCCCTTTCAGAGAGGATATTTCCTGCTCCTGACGTTGTTTCTCGGCAAATTCAGGGTTCAAGAGCGTAAGCATCTTGTCACACCCTGCAATGACGGAATTGTGGAAGTCCATGCTGTTGATGATGTCTATGCTTTTCTGTTTCATAGAAGCGACCTCGTTATTCATAGCATCACGCGAGCATGACACTACGATATTCCCGTTCTGTCCGAAGTCGGCTATATCCATGCCGGCAGGAAGATTTTGGAATGTCGTGTTCTGCCCGTTGATGCAGACAACAACATCCACAACCATTTCCATTTGGGGCAACTGTCCCATAGGGGATGCCATAGGATATTTCGGCTTGGGAGCGGAAACGCTGACCACCGGGCCGTATTCGATAAACGGGTTAGCATCCTTATGAAGTATATACAATTGGTTATTGGTACGAAGTGATTGAAACATGATTGTTTAATTTTAAGGAGTGTGGTTATTCCCATTTTGGGAACCACCACAAAACTCCATGTTAATTATTACTTGCTCCGTAAAGAAGCGGTTTCTACTGTAGGAGCCGGAGCCGTTGTCGGTCTGTACCCTCCATTAACAAGATACAATTCGTTGGTGTACTTGTTATAATGAATCTCATAGATGCCGGTTCCAGCCAAGTTTGCAACAGTCACAGGCTCATTGTTATAAGCCATCAACGGTCTTGTGTCCCCATTAGTTCCTATCAATATCGGAAGTGTAGCAGTCGTACCGGCAGGTATAGCTTGTCGGAGACTGATATAGAATCCCCCAACATAATCCCTGTTACGGAATGCATGGTTAGGGAGTTCAAGAGTAACATTCTCCGTACCGACTGTCACAGCCACCGTAGGAAGAGTATTGAAGTTTGCTCTTCCGATTGATGGGAATGGGAACGGGAATCCTGTAAAAAAGTTAGGCCACATATCTACCTCCTTTCTTGCCGGATTAACCCCAGTAGTTATTGCAACCACATCCACTACGTCCGTATACAGCGTCACCCATATATGCACCGTAGGCGGCTGCACGGAAACAATCTGTATTAATAGCGGTTAAATTGGGGTATTGAACACTCACAGTATTGGGGAGCTTGCATTTGATTCCATCAACATCGCTTTGTAATGCCTGCAATCCGGCTGCCAAAGGAGCAATCTGTTGTCCTACTGCACTCAGGATAGTGGCGTTCTGATTACGCTGGGATATTTCGGCTGTTAAAGTAGCCTTTTCCGCAGTAAGAGATGCGATCTTGTCCTGCAATGCCTGATTTTGGATTGCATCAAGTTTAGCAAGGATAGCATTCGTGTTGGCAGTAGCACCGTCACGCAATGACAATGTGTTTTGGTTAGCAGTGTTGATTAATGCGTTAGTTTGGTTGCACATTGCAAGCTGACTCTCGTATCCTTGTGTGGTTACAAGCTGTTTCATATCGCAGCAACAGCTACAGATCTGAGATGTCAGAGCGTTGTTACCTTGCATAATCGCAGTCAGGATACTGTTGGTGTTCTGACCCATTTGGTTACCGAGACCGCAGATTGCCTGTGATACAGAGTTAATACCGGCAAGGATTTGGTCTGAAGAGGTGTTAACAGCTTGGGCTAATGATGCAATGTCCACACCGTTCCGGTTAAGTGTCTGCATGATCATTTCTCTTCCTTCATCGGCACCCTTATTGTTGTTGCCACCGAATCCAAAGTTTCCGTTACCGAAGATGGCTGCAATCACAATCAATGCAATGATGTCCTGAAAACCTCCATTGTTTCCGAAAAAGCCGCCGTTTCCATTTCCTCCCATCAGCCCCATCAGATAGCCTGTGTCAATTCCACGGCTCTGCAAGGACGGAAGAATGGACGCAAGCAGACCATTGTTTGCTCCGGTTCCACCGTCTTGGTTAAAAACATAAGTTCGTTCCATAAGTATTTGTATTTTGTATCCCGGTCAAAATCGACCGTTCACAAAAGTATATATATCATATCTCATGAGGAATCAGTTGTTTCCCAACAAATTCTTTATATTATCCCAATATATTCTCATCATTTTCCCACTCTCTATCCTCTCATGGAAATTAGATATCATGTAGTTAACTGCACGTTTGGTTTTGTGGATATGAACGGCTATCTGTGAAGGGTACATACCACTTTCGAAAAGAAGAGATACAAGAAGATACCGGGCATCCACTGTTTCCATATTCTTATCAGACGATAATATTTGGTCAATAGACACTTCTGTTTCTTTTGAAACAATATTAATTATTTTGGCAAAGATTTCTGACTTGCACATGTTTTTTCTAATTTTTATTCTTATCTTTGCCATGCCACATAAAAAACTTGATATATACATAAACAAAGCATAAGATACCGTGTTGAAGATATTAAGCCTCCAACGTACGGTGTCTTATGCTTTTTCAAATTTTTATGTGGCAATAATTATTTGAACGTTGGGGGCTTTTTTTTGATTCTAAGCCCCTGAAAGAATTACTTTTATTAAATGAGTTTTTCTATTATATGCCACACTTCTACCTGTGGCGGATGATACTTGATGTTGCTATTTCATCTTTTTACCTCCTTTCTGTTTATTACCATATTCTATAACTTATTCCTGCGATAACCGCAGGAGAAAAGCCATCCTTACCAAATCCATAACCGGCTGTTATTCCCAGCCCCCATCTTCTGGGTTTTATCTTCACCGTGTGATAGATATCGTTTGTTACTGTCTGTGTCTTAGAGCAAACATAGATACTATCTAGGTTAGGTCTGTAACCACTCACATAAGCGATGTAATCACTATCTCTGTATATCTTCTGCTCAACAGGAAGAATAGTGTCTCCTACATGGATTGTATCACCATCATGCCAACATAGTATTGGAGAAGGAAGATAATACTTTACAGTATCTCTCTTTACAATGATACTTGTACTGAACACCGTATCCGTTCTTGCCTCTATAACTGCTTCGGGGGATGGCTTTACAAACCATCCTAAACCGAAAGCGAGTACAATTATTAATATATAAGGAAGCCATTTCATATTATTGTATTTAAATAAGTACCAATAGCAATGCTATCGCTACCGCAATCCATATATAGATCCTTTGTTTCATCCCTCAAATTTTATATCGTTGATACGGTTCATCCAACCACGTTTGAACTTGTTGTTTGCTGGGCGTTTCCGGCATATATCCTCGATGAAATCAAACCGTGCAATCTTGATCTGGTCAAACAGTTCACGGGGATTACGGGAATTAACTGCGGCAAGTGTCTTAGGTCCGACAATGCCATCAGGAATCACACCAACTAAATCCTGCGGTACTTTGATACCGTGTACTCCAGAAGCCCATACAAAATCGCATACTATCTCTGCTATACTTTGGCTTTTTATTTCATCCGCATTCCATCTATCCCAATACAACATCTTCAAGATACTTTTCCAATCATTATATGACAAATCCATCAATTTTCCGGTCGTAGGTTTTGGATAACCTTTTCTACGACAATATTCCTCATAGGTAGCCATTGTCACACCTACCATAGTTTGTCCTCCTAAATCATCGGGATCATCAGCCCATCCTGTTTTTCTTGCTCTTTGAAAAAGAGACTCATTGGTTTCATTGCTTTTCTTACTTATACCAGCTTCCCATTTTATAAGAAATGGTATGAAATGTTCAATATTAGCCATTTTTCTTTTCCTCCTTATCTTTAAATTATAAAATTACTATTATTTTTGTCGCAAAAAATATGGACTTATCAGAACTTATTAGAAGCTATACTCCTGAACAGAAAAATGTGTTCAGTGCTTTTCTCATCCAACTACCATTAATATTTACTATAATGTATTTATACATACCTGCTTTTAAATTCTTAGAACTTTATTATCAAGTAATTTTTGCCATATCTGCGTCTACATTATCTATTTATTATTCTTTTTGTTTGTTATGTTTATGCTCCGTTTGTTCCCGATACAGGTTTAATATGGAAATACCTATACTTATTATGCCAACATTGACAGCTGCATTTCTTTTACTGCGTTCGCCAGAAAGCTATTTAAACGGGCATGAATATGTATTAAGAATAGCGCTTAAATGCACGTCATATTTCTATGGATTCATCGGAATTACAGGATTCTTTTACCGAAAATGCGTAGATTATGGCATAAAGTGCAAAAGGCGCAATAAAAATAAAATCAATTAAACTCATTTCTTTTCCTCCTTTTTATTTTCTGTTATTATTTCATTTATATCCTCTTTTTCTACATCAAGCACTTTCTTACCAAACAGACCTAACGCCTTAAGCATATTAAAGCTGTATCCTTTGGGCTTCAATATATTTGATATGATAGAGCAAAATTCAATGAAGCAAACTAACAAACAGGAGTATATGTCTATATCCCATTTGCTGCCGGATGCAATGTTTATCATGACAACCATACAAACAAAGGCGAAGTAGGTTACAAGTTTACCCATTGTGCGGCGTATCGCACTAGAGAAACGAACCTTTTCGCCCATCAAAAGGCTTTTCCTTATTCCAAAAGCCAAATCACATATCACTACTGCAAATGATACAATAATCCAAGGTATCATGTGCTCCAATGATTCTGCTATAAAACCGCTTACTATTACGGAGAAGCCACCCGGTATGGCTTGGGTCATTATACTATCTCTTACCATCAGAATGATTATTTAAATGTATTAAATTAATTAGTCACTTATGAATACTCTTAGTCCTGCTCCCCTTGAATTTGAATTTGGCGCGAATACACGGTCTATTCTATCTGAAATAATCTCCAAATATCCCGTCTGCGCTTTCAATTCAATTAGCATGGGGTTTGTTTCAGCTTGTGATTCTAAACTATATCGAGCGTCTAACAGATTTCTGATAGCTGTTATATCAGTAGTTTGCTGGTTTACAAAGAATCTGATAGAGTTTAGTAATGCCTCAAGTGCCTCGGCAGTAGTCTCTGTTATACCTTGTATTCCTTGTTGGAGAGCGGATAGATTTGCTTTTTTACTTGGCTTGTATCCCAAAGTTTCTACAAAAGAAAGCAAATCCTCATTTAGCCCTTTCATCGAAGTGGTAGCTTCTGCATAGATATCCGCTAATTCCTTTTGAGTTATGCTGATTCCCCCATCGCTATCCTCCGTAACAGACTTGTCTATCATATCAAACAAATTTTTCAATCTAGCTTGTGCTAATCTCATTGTGGCTTGTTTGACAATGAGGTTCTCAATGAAATCGTTAAAGTTTTCATTAAGAGCCTTTAGCCCGTCTTCCGTTTCATTAAAAGCGTCCATCCATGCCTGTACGAAAGATTCAGCCGCATCCCTATACTCTGATTCTCCGCCAATACCGCCTAAATCCATTTGTTCTTGTTTTATTATCTCTTCCTTGGTCTTTTGCAATTCTTTAATTGCTTCATTCCATTCTTTAATACGTTCATCGTCTGTATCTTTCTTCTTCTGTTCGGCATTTATCATTTCTTGATAGGAACGTATCTGCTGGTCTATATTCTGTGTCGTCTGCTTTGTGGCATTGTTCAAGGATGTTATGTCCCACGCTTTATCTATCTTTTCTTTCAAAATTTCATAAGCATCTTGCAAACTCTCTATATTTTTCTGCTGCCGTTTTATCTTTCGTTCATATTTAGCATCATGTATCGCATTTATGCCTTTTATTACACTTCCTACAGATTTAATTGCACTAACGGCTGCTCCTGCAAAATCTCCACTTTTAAAGCTGTTCCATGAGTTTGATACATTTGTACTCATTTCACTGAGTGAACTCATAGCGATACTTAGATCTTGCCATCCTCCAGATTCTGTATCAACTCCATAGCTGCTTGCTATATCCTTTATTTCATTAAACAAGTCTGCTGTCGCCTGGATAGAATCGTCAATACCTTTTACGATCTTATCAATAATTCCTATTACGGCACCAGCCCCCTGTGTCATTTTACCCATTTGAGTTGACATACCTTGCAGTTTGGCGGATGAATTTGCAATGGAATTATCATTGTCCTTAATCAGGTTCTGAATATCTACTATTTGATTTTCAAAATTAGTAGTATCATCTCCATTTGCTTTTGCAATATCACGTTTTGATTCGATATCCCTCAATTCATTTTCCAGCTCTACCTGCTTTTGTAAAAGTTCATTTTGATAACTCTTTTCTGCATTATATTTATTTTGAAGTTCAGTTATTTCCTTAATTCCTTTTATGAAGGATTTACCGAAAGGATTTTTTACCTTGTCAAGTTGCTCGTTTGCTTCGTTAAGTCTGTTTATGTATATTTTTAATGTATCTGCTGGGATGTTGCTTGCGGATTTTGCAATAAAATCTTCCAGTTTCTCTATCAGAGCTTGTAATTCGTCTGCTGACTTTATGGATAATTCGCCCATCATCTCGATATATGTTCCACTCTTCTTGAATTTTTCTGTTTCAATTTTAGCGATATCTTGATTGTATTTGGCTATAATATTTCCTACTTGGTCTGTGAATGCTTTAACATCACCTGTTTTATTCAGCATGTCACGTGCAATTTTCATATAATCGGCAAATTCCTCCTGCTTGTTCTCTATCTGGTTGTTGAAGTCATTAATGAATTGCGCGTATTGCTCTATACGGTTTTTGAACATTTCATCTTGCTTAGATTTCAGTTTCTTATTCAGATCATCGTATGCTTTTTCCCACAATTCCCCTTCTTTGCCAGCCAGTTTTTCTATTTCTGCTTGTATCTCGCTTTCTGTAGTAGTTAAGTCACCAAATAATGATTTAATCATCTCATCAGAAAAGCCTTCTTTCTTCATTTTGTTATACAAATCCAATCCGTTGAACATATCTTCAATGTTCTTCTTGGTCTTGTCGAGCTGTTCTTTCAGGTAGTCCTGTTGAATACCGATTTTAAGTTCTGCAATTTCCTTTTCAAGCCCAGTTCTTTTTGCGGCATTCTTTACGTCATTAGGAATCTGTTTGAGTAACTTTTCAAGCGCATCAATCATTCCTTGCTTGGTCGGAATAATATCTTCCGCTTTGATAACTTCTCCCATTTGTGTGAAGTCCAAAGCACCTTTGAAAGCCGAACGTGTTTCCTCTATGGCACGGTTCTCTCCCATAAGCTGGTTCAGTTTCTCATACCGTGACTGCATTTCTTTGAGGACGGAGATACGCTCTGACCAAATGTCACGTTCGGCTTTTGTTTCTCTCCACCCTGCACTTTCAGCCATTGCTTTATTGGCTTTTGCAAGTTCTTCGTAATATTCGATAAGTGCTTTCTTATCTACTGTTTCAGCTATTCCAAAAGCATTTTTCCATTGTTCCTCGGTAAGTCCGCTTTGTTTTTGATTGAATACGCTATCCATTGCATTCTTCAATCTTTCTGCACTTTCTTTAGCTTTTTTGTATGCGGCAGCCTTTGTATCTCCTTCTTCCAAGAATCCTTTGAATGCGTTTTTATCTCCTAAATCTTCATATTCAATCCCCAATTTATATGTGTGGGACGAGAACCATTTTTTGAATATTTTGTCAAGACCATTCAATTCATTGTCAGTTTCTTTCTCATCAATCTTAGGTTTAATCTCCCAACGCTCCTTTGCATGGTCAAGTTTCCATTGTTCCCATCCCTGCGATGCAAGTTCTGTATCAAGTACGGATTCAAGATATACCTTACCGTTTATATCCCATTCCTTTTCAGAATATCTTGATTTTACTCGTTCCAAAATATCGTCAAGTTCATTGTCAAACTCACGCAAATACTCTTTATATCCTCCAGTGCCTTTAGCCCCAGTTAATGCTATTCTGAATTGTTTGGAATATTCCCTTGCCTTGATAACAGATTTATCCAATGTAGCGCCAATAGACTTTGAAAAATCATCAATGGCTTTTGATTGTCTTTCAAGATATGCAATTTCACTTTCACCGGTGTTACGTGCCGAAGCATCAATCAATCCCTTGTATTGTTGTTCGTACTGCTTCTTTTGTGATTCAGACAGATTGTCGTAATAATTAGTGAGTAAAGAAATAGCATTTCCTACATCTCTTGTCTTTTCGATAACATTATTGTAGGCATTTGTCAACTGTTTGGAATCAGTTTCAATATTTTCTCCAAAAACTCCAAACCATCCTTCTATTCTGCCATTATTTTCAGCCAAAGCGATTTTTAGACTTTCTTGCAGTCTTATAAAGTTTGCATATCCATTGTAGAGTTTGCTGAAATACTCGTCGATTTCTGATTGTGGAATATCTTTTAATTGTATATCTATTTTCAGACCATTCTTATTGTATAACTCAACCAGCTTATTTATCTGCTCACGTTTTTTATCTATAACTTCTTTCGTGTCGGATATTTCCGCGTCCTTTGCGTTTGATGAAGCGGATATTATTTGTTTATATGCATCTGATATTTGGTACAAATCTCGCTTTTTATCTCCCGTCTCCTTGGATATATCAAGGATTGCTTCTGATTTATTTTGCAGCCTTGTAAAAGCATCTGATACAGCCGTAATGACTGCAATAATTCCCAATGCCGGAAGATTTGTAACAAATGCAGCTTTCAAGTTTGCGGAGAATGTTCTTACAGCTAATGAAAGAGATTTGAACCCATTTGCGAGTAACTCTGTTGTTTTTAATGTTTTTGTCGCGTTTGCCGCCATATTTGTTGAGAATACGGCTTTCATTGCAACTCCAGTTCGTAGCGAGTGCATATATAAAAGCGCAAATACACCAACCAATGCGTTACCTATCGAAACAACACTCTCCCAATTTTCAATGAGTACTTTTGCAGCATCAATAGCACCTTTCAGTGTATCTTCGTTAGCCTTACCGATTGAGTTAAGCATTACATCGATACTATCCTTCAAGTTGGAAATTTTACCTTGTAAAGTTTCGGCTTGGATTTCTTGCATATTGTAGAAAATACCCTCTTTGGAAGTCAAGTTTTCAAACACCTGTTCAACATCCTCAAATGTAACCTTACGTTTGGAAATCATATCTACAATCTGTGCCGTGGTATAATCTGCTTGGTCTCTTGTTTTGAACAACTTTTGAAGTTCCCCATACATATTGATACCAGCTTCCGTAAACTGACGAACTTCCGTACCACGCAAATACGCTGCCGCTTTGACCTGCCCATAAGCAAGAATAAGTCTGCCCATATCAACACCTAAACCTGCGGACACATCGGCAAGTCGTTTTGTCGTGTCATATAACTTGTCGCTCTCAATACGGTATGCTGCAAGCTGTTTTGTGAATGTAACCAGTTCCTTAATCTGGAATGGTGATTTTACAGCAAGTTGGACGGTCTTGTTGAATATCTGGTCCGCTTGCGCCTTATTCTGTAAAATAGCTTCCAAGGAACGTTGCTGTAATTCAAATTCTCCACGTACATTTGCCAACTTGCTGATATAACCTTCAATCTGTGACACGGAGAACACCAAGGCAAGCTGACGGCTTAATTGCCCAGCCGTATCCATTAGGTTGCGATGACGTGTAGCAAGCTGCTGTGATTTAACTCCTGCTTCTGTCAACGCTTGGTTGTGTTTGGCGATGGCAGAATTTATTTGATTTAATGTAGCCTGATAGTTTTTGTCTGTTTTGTCAAGTTGCAACCTTGCTTCTTTTAGCAACTTGATTGCCGCTACATCGTCTTGCAGTGTTTTTGCATTGGCGGAGAAACTAAGAGTGTTGTTTATAGCAGATGTGCGTTGTGCTGGAGATTGTGCCGCATAATCAGCCATACTCTTCATTGCGCTTTCGTAACGCTGTTTTTGTTCTTCAACCTTTTTCATATAGGATTCCATGACATTTGTCATTTTCCTATAAGTGGTTTGCTGTTGTCTCAACTCTTCCGCATTTGCATTAGCTGCTATCTTGTTTTTTATATTGATGAACGACTGATACTCTTTTAGCTTTTCTTCGTACATAGCCTTTTCTTTAGAGAGAGTAGACTTGTCGCTATCAGAAAGAGAGGTGTTATTTTTTAGTTGAGACTTTATTTGACTGACGGCTTCACGCATTTTAGCAACATTCTCAGGTGAAAATGTTTCAATAGAGAAATTAGAGAATTTAAGTTGGTTGAGTGTTTGCGCCATGCTGCTAATAGATGAAGACATACCTTCAACTCTCACGCTTGATTGTTGAGCAGAATCTCCTATATTGTCAAATACTTTTTCTGCCGTATTGAGCGCACTTATCTTGCTGGCTAACGAAGTGATAGCATTCTCTAACTTGCTTGTATCTACTACCACACTGCCAAATCCGTTTTTCAATGCATCCGCAGCCGTATGTGCGTGCTTCTCTATCTTCTCCAGCTTCTCATCGAAACTATCCAACTTCTTTAATACATCGGGTGTTATGTTGAGGAATGCTCCAGCTTCATTATTTGACATATCGTTATCCTTTTTTATTAATTATGGGCATACCCAAATCATTCAAGTTCTTCAAATCGTCAGCACTTCCTATCCTGCTGACATTCTTTTTTTTCTTGTCCTTATTCAAATATTCCACGTGGGAGAAATCAAACGAGCTTAGCCGTACCTGCCCGACCGTCATTCTCCATAAATATTCTTCGCGAGAGCACCAAGTGTTGGAGCGCAGGAAATCGACCATCTGCCCCCACTCGGTACGGGATATTATCAGTTTCGTTCCGCTTTCGTCATCTTCCTCGCCAGTGTCATCTCCCTCACGGTCTGAATCACATTGATACTCTCGAAAAAAAAATCCGTGCTTATGAGGTTAAGGATTTCACCGAGCAATAATGCCCAGTCCTTTATGTCGTAATCTCTCCACATCAAAAGGTCAAAGACCTTGTGATAGTCATCTGAAAGTTCTTTTTTCTCATAATCAGAGAATATCCTGTCCTTGTCATTGAGAAGTGCAAGCGTTATTACATGTGCCACTGCTGGTAGATTTACTGCGAACTCCTTGATAACATCTCCCATGCTCAGTTTCTCTCCTTTGACGATCCGGCACGCTTGTTCGGCTATGAGCCATTGAACACCGGGCTTTAATCCTGTGATACACCATTCCGTACCGTGGAGTTTCATAATGCTTGGGCTGTCGTTCATTATCCTTGCCAAACGTTCCATTGATTCATTGGATACAGGAGTATGAGCTGTTACAGCGTTTTTCTTTGGTTGTGTATCTTTTTTCTTTGCTCTATAAACTGCCATGATTATAAGCATGAAGGGCGGCGGCATGTCAGCCTACCGCCCTGTAAAACAATATTCTTATCTATTATGAATTATCCTGCCGATGGTAGGGTATAAGCGGAATCCACATAAAACGGAGTTCTGATAGTTTTTGCCCCATCGGCGACATTTGCATCATACGCTGTTCCTGCAAGATTGATACGCCCCACATTAGAGTTCAAAGATTCAAGCATTAGTTTTGAGTTAAGTTGGACTTTAGGAACCACAAATGCAGTCATCGTTTCCCCTTCCTCAAACACTACGTCAATCTTTGCATACAATTTCTTGTATTGAGCAGGAGCAAAGTATTTGGTAGAGACAGTAGTTCCTGCCGTAAATCCCATGAGAGCGACCAATAGGTCTTTTTGTGTATCTGCAACCTCAGCCGTAAATTGGTATTTGCCGAGTTTCACAATGGAAAGAATAGGACTGTCGGAAGTTTCACACTCGATGTCGTTTACATCGTTATCGTCTTGAGCAATTGAAGTGGTATCCTCAACTACATCTTCAAGGATATAAGAGTCACCCTTTGGCACATCGTCTTGTTCAGAGCCAGTGAACAGAGTTGCCACGATGTAAGAAGGCTTGATGAATTTTTTGGCTGTTGCGCCAGTATTGTTTACTGCCATAATTAAAAAATGTTATCCTGTTAATAATCTGTTTACCTTATTGTCACTTCTATATTTATCACGTTGTAGTAGTAGTTTCTATTTTGGTCATAATCTGCATCACGGAAATTTACATCAATCACATAATGGGGGTCTTTGCATGATTCAATAGCCTTGTCAAGCGCAAGTTCCATTTTGTACAGCTCTTTCACGGGCTTCGTGCCGTGACTGTCAACTGATTTTGCGTACAAGAACACGTTGGCAGAACCTTTGGCATAAGCTCCGTAATCTTTCATGGAAAGCACATCAACAAGCACCATTTCTTTCCAATTGCTTTCAACAGTGGCAGGCATATTCCCGATGAACAGGTTATCGGATATAGCCGCTTTTGTCAACAGCATGGAAAAAAAGTTTTCCACTTTTGATGTTGTTTTGTATTTGCTATCCATATAATCAGTATTTACCGTTCTTTATAATTCCAAAAGTTGAACCTTTAATTCTGTTGCTTAATGCTTTGAGTTGGTTTTGAGCAATGGCAATTACCTCATATTTGTACTTTTCCTGTAATATTTGTCCGTATGGCATTGCGGCTACTATTACAAGGTCAATTCCATCATGGGGCTTATATTTACGTTCAAGAAAATCCGTTATTGCATCACGTCCGTATAGCGGCTCTCTCTCCCAAATTCTTGGGGCTAATGCGTATTTCGTTTGATAACCGCTTTTGGATAGTTTGCCATTAACATATATTCCCCATCCGTAGCTATCATGAAGGTTGTCTGTATCATTTTTATAATTAACCCTATTCAATTCTTCTGCAATTATTTTGTCAGCTTCTTCCGATAAGAACTTTATAAGTTTATTCAATGAATCTGTCTTAACCTTCTTTGCCATAGCCTACACCTCGCTCATTTTAATATCAACCGAGCAACCACCAAGTTGACTATATTCAAGCCCTATAACCCTGCCTTGGATTGGTATTGCATAATCCTTGCATTTAAAATTGGTATTGAAACGTATAGGTAGCTTCTCACCAACTTTGCACGGGAAAAATACTTTATAGTCAGCCATGATAGTACCAGAATTAATCAGCTTTGCAGCCTGCTGTATGTCACATTCAGTTTCAAGAAGGATGGTCTCTCCCGTAGTGGGAACTTCGGGAGAACTATCCGTTTTTTCATTCCCAAGCAAGTCACCGTCACCGAGAAGGTTCCCGTCTTCCGGCTTATTCGTTATCACGGTGTAGAATGTGCCATGAAACGGGTATTCTGCTATTGCTTTTCTTTTGAGACGCATAAACTATACATCTAATGAATTTTCATTGACCCAACTCATACTACCCGAATCCATGCTTTTCAACGCTTCTTCTTCACCATACTTTTTGTACAGTGCTTTCAGACGGTCTTTCAAGTTTTGGATTATGGCAGCCGTTACCGTCTCACTACCTATGTCCTGTCTGTAACTGCCATGTTGGAGTGATGATGAAGCCACAGACCACGGACCGTTAATGACAAGCTCGTACAGTGCGATAAGGCAATGGCCTTTAGTGCATTCATCTATTTCGGAACGGTCTGAAATAAACATCAAACCGTTTTCGTATGCGATATTTTCAAGCGCATCATCTTCAAAGACAAATCTCGTAAGCCCATTGAGGTATGCTATCGGGTCAAATGATTTTTCCATAACTACTACGCAATGTGTTGTACATTTAATCGTCTGCCTGACTTGTGTCTACAATTACGTGATTACGAAATGTTTTCAGTGCAGGACAAGCTGACATCATTACATCAGTATGCCATTCCTTGTACAGCCCGTTGTTTGTTGTTGTATTCACAATTGTGCAGAGCCCATCATTAGCTTGAGCAAAAATCTTGGTTATTACGCTTGAACCATATTTGTCAAACATCTGTTTGTCTAAGTTATTGGTGTATTCAAACTCACAAGCATATCCGGCAGGACGGAGAACTGCAATCTTATCATCCCAACCTTGCACGAATGTGTCTCCGGTATTGGTAAGATTACGCTCACGTTCTTCTACAATTTCAATTGGAGATACACCGGGATAATCACGGAAAGCTGCTAAGAACAACTCTCGTGTAGTAGGTGCAGTAGCGGTTGTTGCGATGTAAGCTAAAGGATTTTTCTTGAAACTTTCAATCAATTCCTTAACTTCGGCATTTTGCAGCATTACTTCGTAAAACATCTTGCGCGTAACCTGCCATACCATTGCACCTTCATATCCCCATTTTTCACGAAATTTTTTCTCCTTTTCTGCCATTTGGCTCAGAATCTTGCATTCAGCGTCAGTCCACACCTTGGTTCCTGCTTTGGTGAAATTTTCACTCGGAATGTCAGCCTTGTGCAACGGAATTTGAATACCACGTGCGATATTGCGGTAGTCAATATTACCTTTAGACATTAACTGTGCAGTCATGAAGTTCATGGTTGCGTCCGCACTATCAAGCTGTGACTGTAATGTATGTACCCAAGCGGCTACCAAATCGGCATCGTTTCCAAACAACTCAAACTGTTGTTCTTTTGCTTCACGTTCCATAGCTGTTTCAACGAAACCGGGAGCGATAAAATCAGGAATGGATGCGGTGTACCAGTACAGGCCTTCCTTATCCATTTGATTACTGTCACCAAGAGGTGCACGCAAATCCATCAAAGGAGCGGCTTTCAAGTCACGTCCTTTCACAGAAAAAGTAGCAATGCCATTAGGGGCGGTAGGTGTGGGAGCACCAGCTTTTACACCTTGGGTCTTGTACCAACCATAATTAGTGTATAGCAGACCTTCTGTATTGACAAAGGATTGCAAGAAACGTTGATTGGTCTTGTCAGAAAAGAATCTTGCATATCTGCTGTTATTAAAATCAAATTTAGGCATAGTCTCGTCAATTTTAAATGTTAAACCAACCCTTAACCTTGCTCTTGTTCAAAGCTTTTAATGCAGCCGAAAGAGGTTGCATACGGTCTTCGTAGAGGAATACATCTCCTAATGCCAATGCAGGAGTGATAAGGTATCTTGCACCATCGAAATCATCTTCGGATGTAGCCGGGTCAAAAACAAAATCAAAGTCGCAGGGAAGGTATGAGTTAGGATTAGTGACCATAGCTTCTTTACTAGAGCCTGCTTCTTTCGCTTCAACAAGAACAGATGAAGTTGTTAATGATCCGAGGGCTGCGCTCAATGTAACTTTCCAAACATCGCCAGCCGTTCCGTCAGTCGCTTTTTCAACGGCTGTAACTGTTACCGCTGTGCCTTTTCCTGTCAATGTAGAAGGTGCTACCATAAGGATATCTCCTACGAATGGGATAAGAGAATATCCGTCTCTTTTTAGGTAAATATCTGTGTCTGTAGATTCAGTTGTAGCTTTTGCAACCGCATACGATTTTAAGATACGTATTTCGCTTCCATTAGAACCATTACTGGGAATATATTCAGCGAGCGTTCCGGCAAAAGCTCTTGCATTACCTTTGAATGGGTTTTTAACAATTCCACCACTGGTAGGAAATACAAGTGCGTCCTTCCCGCTCATCTGTAACTTCACGAAGACATAGCGATGACCACCAATGCTTCCGCGAGCCTGAACCAATGCTCTACCGGGAAGGTAGCCACTGTTCAATAGGATTTGCTGATAGAAATCTGACATTTTCTTTTTGGTTTAAATGATTATTATTTTTCTTCTCTGTGCGACTGCTTCTTTACGACAGCAACCACATCGGCAAAGTCATCGGTCTTTTCCTTACCGCCTCCCGTGCCGCCTGGAGTGATGTTGGGTGGAGTGTTAGCATTAAACTTATTGTAGCTCTTGACCAGTCTTTCTGTGAGAGCATCAACATCTGTTTCAGAATCAATGTGAATCAATTCGAGCTGGTCGTTAATCCAATCCTCGTTCTTGACTTCTTTCCCTTTTAAGGCTGATTTGAGTTGATTGCGTTTTTCGGAGATAGTTTTGGCTCTTTTCTCTTCCTCACGTTCTGATTTCAAGTCTTGGAGTTCTTTGAGCAACTTATCCAGTTTGCTTTCGTCTCCTTTGTTATCCTTGCCATCATCCTTATCTCCCTTACCATCCTTTGCGGGGTGATTCTTTTCCCACTCCTTTACGAATTTTGAATTGTCGTTCCTGATGTTGTTGTCATCCTCTTGGAAGTCCTCCAGATAATCGGCAACCACATCATCCAATTCCAACTCGTCATTACCACTCGCTTTCTCCAACCGCTTGTAGATCCTTTCCACCTTGCCGTTGAAACTTCTCTCACTCATCGCCAAGTTTTTCTTGCCGTTGTTGGTGATTCCTGCTTTCAGTGCTTCTGAAAACTGTTCTTTCGTAAACTTCATACACTATATGTTTTATAATGATTATATGCGAAAGTAATGCTTTAATAAAAAGGTATAACTATAAAAAATCACTGTATTTATCACTATGATAAATAGATATTAGTTTAAGTATATATTACCTTATTATTAAGAGGTATTTTTGCTTTTGATGAAAGAGCAAGAAGTACATAATGCGATAGTGAAGAAGCCTTTCCCAGGTTTCCAAACCTACTTTGCTTCAACGAACGTGGATATATGTTTCGGTGCCGGCGGGGTCGGAAACGGGAAGTCATACTCTCTTGTTCTTGGATTCGCTGAACCGTTAATGCTTGACCCTGATTTTAGATGTTTAATAAGTCGTAGAAACCTTGGAAACCAAAAAGCAGGAGGAGGATTTGTTGATACATTCAAGGACATATTCGGAGAATATGTAAAAGTTAAAGAGGCAGACACACCACGTATATCATTCCAAAGTGGAGCGTACTGCGATTTGACTTATATAGACCCAACGAATATAGACAGGATGAGGGAGCGTGCGAAAGGATGGCAGTACGATGCGATTGCCATTGATGAACTTACCGAAATGCCTTGGGAAGTATTTACGTACATTCAATCCCGTAATCGTGGGAAAAGCAAGACATTCACGGGGAAATTTCGTGCTACATTCAATCCTAAACGCACCCATTGGACGAGAAGATTCATAGATTGGTATGTTGGAGTTGACGGGAAGGGTATCCCTGATAGAATAGGGAAAGTCAGATTCTTTTTTGTTGCTGGATCTACCGTTGATGATGTGATTTGGGGAGATTCAAAAGAAGAAGTTTACGCCAAGTGCAAGATACAGATAGACAGTTTGATTAAAGACTTGAAAGGTAAAGCGAAATATCAAGACTTTATCAAATCGTTTACCCTATACGAGGGCACAGTTGATGAAAATGAAGCTCTAATGGGAGGCAATGCAGGATACGTTGGTTCAGTTGCCGCTTCTGGTACACGCTCTGCTGCTGGGCTTATCGGTGTAAACTATAATGCAGACCCAGATTCTGACGAAAAGATTCCTATCCCTTCCACTTCCGCGCAAGGCGTATTCAACAACAACCCAGCCGTGAACGGTGACAAATGGATTACCGTGGATTTGGCGGATTACGGTACGGATAATCTCGTGGCTCTGGCATGGGATGGATTTCACGCATACGACATTCTCATTCTTAGCAAGTCCACTCCGAGAGAAAACGCTATGGCAGTGAAGACATTTGCATTTGAGCATGGAACAGCCGAAAGCCATATCATTTTTGACGCGACTGCCGGAAGGTACTTCAATGATTACATTCCCGATGCAGTACCTTATATCTCGCTAAATAAACCTTTCGGACTTTACCAACTTACCGCAATGACAGTCAAGGATATGTGCTATATCAGATTATGCAAGATGATAGAGGAAGGCAACTTGACATTTGACGATAAACTTGCCGTTCAGACTTACACCCATCAAAACTTGAAATACAAAGTGACGGTTGAGAACGAGTTTATGGAAGAATGTTCCGTTGTGCGGTTTGACGATATGCAGAGTGGGAAGAAGCGGCTTTGGAACAAGAAGAAGATGAACCAAATGTTAGGGAAAGGCAGGTCTATGGACTTGTTGGACCCATGCGCAATGAGGATGTTACCGTGCGCTAACATCGAATACGGGAATGAGATTCAAGCAGGGTATTACAATCACGAAGAAGAAACCAAACAAGCGTTCCATGCACAGACAGAAGGAAGTATTTACGATGAACATTTATGGTATTAGGGCATGATAAGCTATAACGACATAAAGGATATTATCAATTCCCTTAAAACAGAAGGAATTGAAGCAAGATTAAGAGACGTTGCCTATTTGGTGATGTGCGATTCTTTCGTAGATAAGGCTCTTGCTGCCAAGGTTGCTTACCAAGAAGATGAAAAGCCTTCAAACAAGGTATTATCCACGCTTGCCGAGAAATTGAAACCTTTCGGCATCGGTGCTATCACTACCATATCTAAAGATGAAAACCGAGAAGCGTTGCTGAAAGAAATATCGGAGATGAAACAGATTGCTGACGATGCGAAAGCAAGTGGAGATTCAGACACTTTTATCAAAGCAAGTAAGGTCGTGTTGGATGCACGCGTGAAGCTGAACGATAAATTCAATATTGAAGAGGAAGAGGGGCAGAAGCGAATAATCGTTGTTCCGCAGAAGCACGACATTATCTGCAAATGGACTTCGAGAGAGTGTTCTGCAATGCCGAGCAAGGAAGCCTGCATGAAGTATTACAACCTAATTGATGCGGAAAAATGACACGGGAAGAGAAAAAAACATATCTATTGCGGAACGTAAATGCCTTGTTGCAGAAGAAACCGTTTTTCAGAGGAAGTGACACTTGCTCTACAAACGACTATTCCGACGGTCAGTCCGCAGCCATTACCGATACACGCACGGCAAGGCTTCCGAATGTAAAAAAGAATATCGTTTCGCAGGAAAAGTTTCTGAAAGAACTTGACCCGATGAGCCATGAGGTATTATTTGATCAAAACTTGCCGAGCATTTGCGTGAAGTTAGAAGATGGGGGATATCAGGAAATCAAGTTCCAGCGCACGGCATTGGCTTTCCAAGAACAGATACTGGCGAGCCACGTAATCTACCTTTGCGGGAATCCCTGTACATTGTCTTTAAGAGGTGGCACTCCTTCCGAGAAAGATAAAGCCAACTATTCCACAATCAAGGAGTATTGGGTAGACAGGAATATGGATGGATGGCGTACAAAGGCAGTCCGTTCGCAACTTGCAACAGGCGATGCAGGACTTCTGTTTTATTATGACTATAAAGGACGTATCAAGTGCCGCCTGATAAGTTATGAAGATGGTTACGTAATCATATCACACAACGACAACAATGGTGACAGGCTTCTTGAAAGTGTCTACTATGCCGATGCGGACGGTGTGGAATACATTGACAGTTACGATGATACCTACATGTACCGTATGCACACACCGATAGACGGTGAAGAAGCAGGCGAGGACGGTTTTGTAAGAGAACTTCCTATATTGCACGGTTTCAGCGAGATACCATTGTGTACCAAACGCGGTAATGTGGCGTGGAACAACGGCCAAAGCCTTATCGAGATTTACGAAATTATCTACAACATCTTCTTTGTCATTCAGAAACGGAACGGCTGGGGCATTCTGTATATCAAAGGCAATTTGTCAGAAACGACAAAGAAACTTGCCGGAAGTATCATTTTGCAAGACAAGTCAATGGACGGTAACGGAAGTGCAGAGTTCAAAGCACCGCCCAGTCCGCAAGGTATGCTTGACAGTCTGCAAGATTTGTTCGAGAAGATACAGATAAATACATCCTGCACTTTCCTTTTGCCGAAAGATGTCAAGTCAAGTGGCGACATTAGCGGACTGGCTATTACACTAACCCGTGATTTGGATTTGAAGAACGCTCAGCAAGGGGTTATCGAGTGGCAGAATTTTGCAGACAAGATGATGCGTCTGTTCAAGGAGGGATTAGCCAAAGAATTGGTGAAAAAAGGCGAGAACGTAAATGCCGTTACAGAATTTGCCAAGCTTCGTGTTAGCTGTAAGTTCAAGATATGGCAGCCGTTCAGCGCAACTGAGTATAACAACATACTTATCTCAATGAAGCAAGCCGGCATTCTTTCCACAAAAACAGCCATTGAGAAAAACACCGAATCCGTTCCCGATGAAGAACAACGTATAGCAAAGGAGAAGGAAGAGGCTCAAAAGCTGTTGGAGAAACAGCAAAAAAAGGACAAAGGAGTTACGGAACAAATTGATGTGGTAAAAGAATAAATGGAAAAGGAAAGTCTGTACATTTTAAAGCTTGATACGCAAGGAAGTAAAGTAAAATTTCCGAATGCTGATATGCCTGCAAAATTAGGTGAGTACACCTATACGGCACAACGTATGGCAGGAACTCCCACACTGACCGCTACACTGAACTATCCTTCATGCTTAGACGAACTATGGACAGGAGAAGAGTTTGTTGAGTTTAGGGGGGAAAAATATTATATTGACCAAGTGCCTACATCCTCAAAGGACAACAAGAGTATCATGTACAAGCATGAGCTTCAATTCGTTTCAGAACGTATCGTGCTGGAGAACGTATATTTCATGGACGTGGTGACAGCCGGAGAAGACACGTATCACTCCAATTCCACTTCCGTCAAGTTCATGGGGGATATAAACGAGTTTGTTGGTCGCCTTAACGCTTCAATGGCAAAATCGGGTATCGGATATTCGGTAGTGATTGATGAAGATATTACTTCTGAAAGCAAACTTGTTTCTCTTGACAGTGTGTACCTTGCAGAAGCGTTACAGTCCATATATACCATATACGAACTTCCTTATTACTTTGTAGGTAAGGTTTGTCACATAGGATATACAGAGAATGTAATTTCTACTCCCTTCGAGTACAAGAAAGGGCTTGTATCAATAAAAAAGACAAACGCCAATTATAAAATTGTCAATCGCGTTACTGGTGTTGGTAGCTCTGACAACATTCCTTTCTACTATCCGAATGATGATGAAAAAGGTACTATAGAACGTACACAAAACCTTATGCCTTCCATTTACAGACAAACAAATGGAGCAGAAAGATTCTACAATGCGCTTAACGATACGTATAAGATACCCGGTACAAATGATTACTACTCTTTCAAAAATACATTTTCTTCTAAAAAAGTAAAAGAGATAAAGGTCGATTTCAGCGATATAAAGCCTACCATAGAAAATGTAACAAATGCTTCGGGACAGTTATTTGGTGAGATTGCGGATATTGCTTTTGATGATAACGATAGTGACGAACTTGGAACAGGAGAAGGGAATAATATATTCAATGGCACGGATGAGTATGTACATTCTTATTTCTACATAAAATTACATATATATAATGGGGATTACGGTTTTAACCTGTTCGAACAAGGTTTGGAAGGTGGTACGGCTGTAATCAATATGACTACGGGTAATTGTGCTGCTTGCGAGTTTGAAATAGGAGTTACCTATAAGGACAATGAACCGGGAAGGGCATTCAATCCTGTATTGGTAGATTCTTCCGGGAACTTGCCGGCAGGAGATTTTGAACAGAAGGTTACTTCACAAACATCCCAATATGTAGAAAGCCAACAAAACACTTCTACAAATGAGGTTTGGATTGCGGTAAAAAAGGACAATACAACTTTCGGGGTTGTTATGCCTAATGCCACAAATAACTATAAACCTTCTGTTGGGGATAAGTTTGTGATTACAGGTATTAAAATGCCGAAATCTCTTGTGCTTGCCGCCGAGAAAAGATTAGATGAGGCGTTGATAAAGTATATGTCTGAAAACAACGATGAGAAGTTCTCTTTTTCCGTAAGTTTCTCACGTGTCTTCCTTGCTGACAACAACCATTTAGCCAGTATGCTAAATGAAAATTCACGTATATACATAAAGTATAATGACAAGGAATACTTCATGTATGTGAACTCATTTACTTGTAAGGCGGATAAAAATTGCCTGTATGATGTATCCGTGGAACTAACAGATAAGTTGTCCGCCAATGTTTCCGCTTTGAGAAGTACGATTACAGAGATAGCCGGAGATATCATAGGTGAGAGGATGGGTGCCTCTCTCAACGTGTCAGATATTCTTGGCAGAATATCCCGTTATTTTATCTCGAAGATAAATAGCGACACCGCCAACGGTCTGATCACTTTCTTAAAAGGTCTTTTGATTGGTAAAAACGGTAGTGGAATCACTGTACTTGAGAACGGTATGTCACAGGCTGTTGTTGATTATCTGTATGTCAAGGTCAAAGCCGTTTTTGACGAGCTTGAAGTAAAGAAGAAGACGTATGTAGGTGGCGAGCAGGTGATTTCCCATGCAGGTATGAAATGCAACCGTGTGGAGGAGTTGGATGATGTCTACCGTTGTTATTTTAAGGAAGAGGAAGACGGAATTGAGATAGAGAACCAGTTTACTCCGGGATCTCTTGCCATAGCTCAGGAGTGCAATATCAAGACAGGCGTTTCTCATCATGTCGGCAACCGCTATTATTGGCGGTTGGTCACAGCAGTAGGTGAGAACTATATAGACTTGTCCAAGACCGTATGTGATCCTAATGTCGAGAACGATGTTCCGGTGGCAGGTGATGATATCGTGGGATTAGGCCATAAGACCGATATCACCCGACAGGCGGCGATAATTCTCTCTTCAGTGAACGAAGTTTCTCCGTCCATCATCATGTATCAGGGTATTAATGATTTTACCTTGACCGGGAAAGATGTCATTTCTTTTGATTTTGACAAATCTACCGGCAAAGCCCGGATGAAGGTGTACGGAGATGCATACATTGGTGATAAGGACCGGACCACTTACATGGAATACACTCAGGATAAAGGTGTGGATATCAAGGGTATGTTCCATATCGAGCAGGGTTCCACCGGATGGCGTAACATGGAAGGCTTGCCGGATGAGATACAGGCGGCCGCGGATCTTGCCCAAGAGGCCAAGGATGCGATAGACAATGCGGCTGTCGGAAGTGTCAATCTGTTGCGCAATTCCGGGTTTACAGGAGATTATGAGACAGAGGACCTGTCTGCCGCTACCGAGTTATCGGCGGATACCGAACTTTTTAGCAAGCAATTGGAATATTGGACGGGTGTGGCTACCGTATCTGCGGACAGTGATGCCGGCTCCGGGTACTCTGCTGCAATCGGTAGTTTGTCCCAGTCCGTATCATTAATCAAAGGGGAAAGTTATGTTATCAGTTATAAAGCAAAGGGTACGTCTGTGTCTGTTTCGTGCGGCTCTTTCAACGTTTCTCAACCTCTCACATCCTCTTATCAAAGATATACCCATAAGATTACCTTCAATGGCAGTGGTATATTTCTCATCAGTGGTACCGCAACCGTTTGTGACCTTCAGTTAGAAAGAGGGACCATCGCTACTGACTGGAAACCGTCCATTTTGGATAACGACAAGGCAACAGCCGGTTTTCAGTCAATCAATTATATCGCCAGTGCGATCAAAGATGGTTCTGTGGATATTCTTGGCGGTTTGATATTGGCCAATATGATTCAGTTAGGTAACTACAAAGATGGCAAGTTACAGAAGGTCACAGCCGGGGTTAGCGGCATATACAATGATGATGATGATGTGGCATTTTGGGCAGGAGGAAAACTTGAACAGGCGATTCTTACCGTGATGAGGTTCCGTAATGATCCTAATTACCAGCCTACGGATGCGGAATGGGCGAACATGGCAAACTTCGTTGCCACTCATGGCGGTGATGTATTTTTGAGAGGATATATCTATGCTTTGGGCGGATATTTCCGGGGAAAAGTTGAAATAGCCAATGGCAAGATACTGTTGAATGAGGATGGTTCCGGGCAGCTTGCCAATGGGAACATCAAATGGGATGCAGATGGAAATCCTGAATTTGTCGGGAAAGTGAAGGTTTCCTCACCGTCAGGTTATGAGATAACCATATTTCCTGAAGATGAATATGGAAGACCGTCAATTGATATTCATGATGATGATGGTAATTCGCTTTTGGACATATCTCTTCAATATGGATTGAACGGTATGGTTCCCCGTATTTTTATGAATGACCCTTCCAATAGTGATGTATTGTATTTCCGCCCGGACAGTATGGTTGTCGAGCAAAAAGGAAGTGACGGTTATATATATCAGACCCAGATAATGGGAGGACGCATAATTATGGTTAAAGGTTCTGAGATTGTATGGGATCAAAACCAACTGCCTAAATAAAATGAAGTGATATGGAACTTAATTCGATCAATAAAACAGGAACTTGGAGTGAGGTGGCAGACCGTCTTAACAACAACTTCAGCAAGACCTCCACTGAAGTGGAGAAGGTCAAGCAGAACGCTATACGCAACAAGGGATTGTTTTCGACAGTAGAAGCATTGCAGGCTGCTGTCCCATCTCCTGTTGTGGGTGACTGGGCAGTTGTGGGGGATACCATACCGGGTCCTCTGTATCAATGTAAGACGAGAGGTGTTTGGAGCGAAACAGGAACAATCGGAGGCGGTGGAAGTGTTGACCTTTCCGGCATCTTGACAGCCGAGGAGATAGATGATGTAACATCAATATTATAGCTATGAAAATTAATTACCAGTCTGATTTTAAAATTATAGAGAAGAACCTGAATGGAGACATATCAACTCCCTTCCGGTTTACTTACTTCAATCCGTTTAAGGGAAAGTTTATAGCCTCCTTTGACGGACAAGAGTATGTGGGTTGCAGCCGTATGGAAGATGGCAGTCTGCTTGTTGCTTTTGACAACCCCGATTTCTCCCCCGGTATATTGAAGGTCAAGCGAGAATACTTCATCTCTGATACCGACTTTAGGGATGGCATCTGCAACCTTGTATCTATTGAAGATACAGGGATTGTGCTGACTACCGGGAAGACGGATGAGAGCACAGCAGAGATCATGCCCTATCCGGATTATGCCGCATACAATGCGGTGCAGAGCGTATCTCTGTCAGATAAGGAGTATGATGATGTGTTGAGTGATTTTAATAGTTAATAAATAATTACATAAAATAACAACAGTCCAAGTTCCGGCGGAACTTAGGCAAATAATAGAATACATTATGGTAAAAATGCACAAGTTGACGAAGGGCGGACAAACCATTTATCCGGCTACCATCTATGATGCGGTGGTTAACCCGATCAGCCGCAAAAGTCTGGCTACGGAAATATCCGAATTAACTCAAAAAAGTGAAAACGTTATATCAAAAAATGATTCTTCTTATATCGGATTGCAGAACGATGTGAAGCTTATGAGTACTAATTTTAGTAAAATTAAAGAATTACAGCTTCCTGCATCTTATTTTAAAAATGGTTATGGGATCAATGATAGTGGAGTTATGCTACCTTCATCTTCAGTAGCGTGTGTGGAATTTATAAGATTCAATCCTTCTGAGCCTGTTACTCTTGCTTCTTCCTCTGGTGATAAGACTATTTTAAAAGTCTTAGTGTATAATGAAGCCGATGAAGGTGCATCAGAAATACATAAGATCTCTTTGTCAGACAACACATTTGATTCAAAACAATATCCTAATTGTACCTATTTTAGATTTTCTTATACTCCTAGAGTTGTCGAATCTTGGATGATCAAGGGATTTTTTGGCATGGAGGTAGAAACGGGGATAAATAAAGAGCAAATAGATTCTATAGAAGGAACCGTTTCTAGGCTTGAAAATTTGACAAGTCCGATTGAAGAGATAACTTTACCAGAAACAAAAAGAAATACCGCATTGGACGCAAGCGGAAAGGCAGTATATGCTTCTTATAATGCAATTACAGAATTTATACCCTTTGATAGTTCTGTACCTGTTACAATCCTATACCCCATAACAGGAAGTTATGAGATTCATAGATTTTTTGTCTATTCTGATCAGGACGAAAATTCAGGTGTAATTGTTCAGATTGATAGTGATAATAATGTTTTTGATGCGACCTCATATCCATCTTGTAAATATTTTAGATTTTCCGTATCACCTGCCCATAATCCTAACGGAGTAGCTTGGAAGGCTAAAGGTCTATTTGGTGTATCAATAAAGACAGCGCAAAAAGCAGAATTAATGAATACAACTCCGATAAGCAGTGGAGCTGTATTCGAAGCTTTGAACGGTTTATCTCATTCTATTAATGATGCTCGTCCATATCACGGATTATCAGCAGAATCAAGGTTCTTTATCAAAAGAGAGAAAATTGACAGGCAGATAAATGGCAATACGTATTATCTTTCTTCAAAAGGTTCCGATGAGTATCCAGGCAACACACGTGACAAGCCGTTTAAAACTTTGCACAAAGCATTTTCATCATTGACTGACGGTGACGTGCTATTAATAGAAAGAGGAAGTGAGTTCAGAGATGACTTCTCATTAATAAATAACCTTCGAAATATAAGAATATCTGCCTATGGCCTTGGGGAAAAACCTATTATAAATTATCTGTCTGTTCTAACAGACTGGGAAAAGGTGAGTGGCTATAATCATATCTATCGTTGTAAAATTCATGCTTATCAAGCTGTGGCGGAACGTGGAATGAATCAGGTGTACTTAGATGGAGAAAGGATGTGCAACGTATATGACACGAATTCATTGGAAGAAGCAGAGGCAATGACATATCTTGATACCCATGTTGATAAATCATCTTGGTTCAGTGGGGGTAAATATGTTGATGGATGGTCTGAACAGGATTGTTACTATTATGTATCATTGTCTGATTCTCCGAACACACACATAATAGAAGCTAACAGGTTCTTCTCGAAAATGTTAATTGGTAGTGATGTGGCTTGTCTTGATATTAGTCATTTGACATTAAGAGGTTCCGGAAGCAGGGATGGAGTGGCTGTCATTGGGGATAATATATTTTGGGAAGACTGCACATTTATGGACCATCAGCATCATGGCGTTGTTTTCAAAGAGTCATATTTTTTGAACTGCGAGACAAAATCATCCAGAGCGCAGGGATATCAATTTCATTTTTTGACATCTTCAGGATTGTCGGAAAATATAGACTTGATATGCGCCAATTGTAGGGTGATAAATCCCGGTCAGCTAGGTTCTGCATTTTCTGGGCATAATGGAGGCTTTACTATGGAATACTCCAATTGGTATATAGAGAATTGTTATGTGGAGGGTTGTGGATCTGTTATAGGAGATACGTCTCTGGTAAATCACGTACATGTTTATAACATTACATTAAAAAATTCAGGCTCTTTAAGGGGAAGTACTGGCATAGAAAATAAAATTACATATTGTACAGTATTTGGAACGATTGTCCAAAATATTGGCAATAACGGACTGTTAGTTAGCGGAACAGAAATCAAAGATATAGAACTAATAAATGCAAGAATCAAAATAAAGGTGACCGATGCCGCACGCCAAGTTGGGTATTCGCTATATTATAAGTCAGTTACTAATTCTAACGCTATTGAAAATCTAAAGATATGTAATTCCATAATAGAATGGGAAATCCCTGAAAACTTTACCCCTACAACAGCCATATTTGTTTCTATAGATAATACTTTGGACAATGCGAAATGTGCTTTTAACAATGTCATATTTGCAAGTAATAAAAATTTGTTGCTAGGTCGTGTCGATACCGTACATTTTACGAACAGTCTTTTTTCAAATGTAATATTAGCAGGAGTAAGTAAGTCTGATGTATTGCAAGATTGTATGGAGATTTCTAAAAATGATTATGATTACTCATGTCTGGTTAGCAAGGCAAGTGTAAACAACGGAGTGCTTGTTGAGTAATTTTTGTTATAAAATTATAGTTATGATACGATAACTATAATACGTAAGGGCTGATCTTGGTGTGGTCAGCCCTTATGCTTAAAACCATTCCGCATCCGGATGCACTTCTGCGGACAGATGGATGCGGAATAATAAAAGTAGAACAGGATATATGGAGCTTAATACTATTAACAAAACAGGAACTTGGAGCGAAACGGCAGACCGCATCAACAGCAACTTTAGCAAGATCTCCATTGAGGTTGAAGAGATAAAGCAGAACGGCGGTGGCGGCGGTGGTGGCGGCGGCGATATCACTAACGCTGACCATGCCACATCTGCATACACGCTGGATAAGAATACGCCTGTGCTTGACTGGTTCCTTTCCGCATTGAACGATGATGATGCGCAAGGCATAATCAATTTTCTCAAAGGTCTGAAAATAGCCGGGAATCTGATAAACCGCATTGTGAAGCAGGGTGACAAGGATGTTACCTACACCAATGAAGACGTGATGAGCGCATTACGTGTAATGACTGAGATAGAGAACAGTGCGGAGAAACTGAAAGAGATATTCTTGCGGAAGGACGTGGCGGATTCCACTAAGTTCCTTCTCAGCATGTTTGCCGGTGCTGTTTTCGGGAAGAATGGTTTTGCAAGCGGCTTGACCGGATTCGGAGCCAAGATATTCGATACAGGGCATGGAGAGTTTGAGAGCATGTTTATCCGCCGGTTCCTTGAAGTCCCCGAATTAAGATACAATCGTGTGATGGTCACGCTGGGAGACAAGTGGCGTGCGCCCGGAGCTGGTATTATAGAAACAGTAGATACAGGAACCAAAACATGTACGCTTAAGCTGGAAGATGGTGAGATTGGTGCTGTCGCAGTAGGTGATATCTGTATGGGTATCTATCATAATATCACCGGGAATGCTACGGAGGATTATGACGATGGAAAGGGCAACAGGCGTTTTGCCGGATTCTGTACGGTCTATTTCACAATCACGGAAGTCACAGGTGAAAGAAACGAAACATTCAAATACCAGTTGCGTCCTACATCTTCATCGTGGTCTTCTTCTTTCGATCCATTTGAAATGATGACATTCGTTGCATATGGTAACTTTACCAATGCAGGCCGTCAGACCTCAGTCTACGAAACAAGGACTTACACCCGTATGTTGTGGAAGCAGAATACATGGGAGATCTCCGCTGCCAATGTTGCCCTGCAATATGGAGACCTTTCCAATCTGAATATATTCGGATTGAACATGGATGGTTACTCCATGTATCTGAATAATATATATATGACAGGTATTATCAAGCAGATAAAGCCGGACGGAACACCTGTACAGACTTTGAATTTCCGTGAGGAAGGCTATATACCTGGCGTACATTACGATTACTACGACAGCTTGTCTTATAACGGAAGCATGTGGGCGTGTATCAATGAGGATGGTTCGTCTGCTGCACCGGGATCTAACGGTGATTGGCTGGAGATTGCTTCTAAAGGTGATACGGGAACACCGGGGGCACCGGGAAAGGACGGTGTGAGCGTGACCAATAGCGGTCCGTGGTATTCCGGCTTGGTTGTTCCCAAAATGAGTATCGTTACAATGGGAGGAAGTTCGTTTCTTTCTAAAGTATCCACTACCAATCCTCCCTTATGGTGTTGGACAGACAATGCCGGTAATCGGTTTACTTACAATGATGGCGGATACTGTCTTACGGGTGAGATAAATACCGATGAATATGAACTTTTGGTTCAAAGCGGAAAGGACGGAAGCGATGGTACCAGTTATGAGAGGGTATTCATCCATACTACAACAGAGAGTAAACCTGCCACTCCTTCCACGTCACAGACGGACGATTATGTGCCTTCCGGCTGGCATGATGATCCTGTAGGTGTTTCCAGCTCTCTGCCTTATGAGTGGATCAGTGAGAGGGAGAAGAAAAACGGTATATGGAGTGAATTCAGTGCTCCTGCCCTTTGGGCGAAGTATGGATTTGATGGTGCTGACGGTGCTGAGGGCGTAGCCGGAACGAGCATCATTTGGAAAGGTGATTTTTCCTCCGCTCCTTCCAATCCTCAGAACGGGTGGGCATACAAGAATACCACTGATAAGAAATCATATGTATATCAGGATGGACAGTGGTATCAGATGACTATTGACGGAATTGATGGGAAGAACGGGAAAGACGGATTGAGTATTGTATGGAAAGGAGATCTCCAAACACCTCCTTCCAATCCTCAGACCAACTGGGCATACCGGGATACCAATAATGGTCGTGTATATATATGGAACGGAACAGCATGGGCATTGATGGTTGTGGACGGATCGGACGGTGCTGATGGTGCAGCCGGTTCTGACGGATTGAGCGTGTTTATAACTTATAATGACAGCACTTCCCAACCTTCTGTACCTACCGGGAACGGTACTACTGGAGGATGGCATACAAATGCGACAAGTACCGCCATATGGATGTCACAGAAGGTTGCTGCGTTCGCATCTGACGGAGCATGGGGTACACCGATAAAAATCAAAGGTGACAAGGGTGACGGTTACACCCAGATGGGGCAGTTTAGGACTGGTATGGTTGTTCCTAAGATGGGTGTCGTTTCGATGGGTGGCGGCTCTTATGTAGCCAAGGTATCCACTACCAATCCTCCCTTATGGTGTTGGACAGACAATGCCGGTAATCGGTTTACTTTCAATGATGGTGGCTATTGCTTGACGGGTGATGTGAACACTGCCGAATACGATGTATGGGCTGAGAAGGGCGAACCCGGTAAAGACGGTGTGGATGGTAAACCCGGTGAAGATGGCAAGGATGGTGTACAAGGAATACAGGGATGTATCATACGGGATTCTGAATGGACAACCGGGGTGACGTATAGGAATGACGAATCCCTTACGAATGGCACGAGATATATTGATATCGTGATGGTAAGAAATAATAGTGCGGTAGACGGATGGGATGTGTATAAGTGTATCAAGACGCATACATCCTCATCTTCTATAACCTATACCAATACCACCTATTGGACGGAATTAAGCAATGTTGGTCCTATTTATACCAGCCTGATAATAGCCAAGAATGCCAGTCTTAATTTTGTCCAAGGCAATGAGTTATTGATAAAGGATTCGAATAATAATGTCGTAGCCGGTCTTACAGGAGGAAGCAGCAAGGAAGCTGGTACAACACCTATAAGGATATGGGCTGGAGGTAAGGTTCCGGGAAACGCTCCGTTCCGTGTGGATCAGAATGGAAATCTTGTCGCAACGAAGGCGAATATCGGGGGTACGGTAACCGCCACTCTTCTCTACTCACCGGGAAGTGATATGGATAGTCTGGCTGATTCGGAAGGCAATATGACCGTGAATCCGTCTACTCAGGGATCTACGTTCTTCTCTGCTGACGGTTTGGGCGGAACCATAACTCTTCCTCCTGCATCATCATGGAACGGATTGAAACTGGAGTTTGTGGTTGATATGACATCAAGGGCGGCCAAGAACCCGGATAAATACAAGGCTACGAACTATTTCTGCGGACTGGTGGGAGCTTACAATAACAAAACAGAAATTCAGATGGCAAGGCCTTATGTTTTGGAGATGAAGGCCTTTAACAACCATTGGTATATAACACGTATGGATTTAATTGAGTAAACGATATGATATTACAAGCAGGTTATGATTGCTATCTGACACAGGTTGGGGATATGCCTCTGTCGGAACGAAGATTTGAGAATCAGGTATTGATAAACAGTCCTGAGGATGTGGCTATGTGGAAAGAAATCACATCAAAGCAGAAGGAGCAGATGATTGCCGAAGCGTCCTTCATCGATACGGAAGCGATAGATGTTGAAGCACTTGATCGTGTGGATACACTATTAAACGATATTGCGGCAAACATTAACAATGCCGGGCTTACTGTAGAGGAAGCATTGGCGAAGAAAGAGTACTTTCCCTTATGGGAGGATCTGATAGGTACAGAGGTTGATGTGCAGTTCCGCTTCCGCTATGGCAGCACGCTCTATGAGGTTATACAGAAACATACACCGCAGGAGGACTGGAAGCCGGGAACGGGTACGGAATCCTTGTACAAGGTTGTGCAGATAGAGCACTCCGGCACACTGGATGATCCTATACCTTGGGTACATAACATGGTGCTGGAAGAAGGCAAGTATTACACCGATAAGGAGGTTCTTTATCTCTGTATCCGTGACAGCGGAATAGGCATGGCATTCGACTTGGAAAATCTTGTTTCGGGTGGATATGTTCAAGTGGTAGAAAATCAAGCAGTAATAAATAATTAAAAAAATACGATTATGGCAGACAAAAAATTAAATGAAGTTCCGGTGGTAAGTGACATCGTTACTATTTTCGGAAAGCGATCAAATGGTGAAATTGTTCAAATAGATAAAAGCAACTTAGCAACACTTCTGGGAGAACTGATTGGCACAGCTACGGCTAATAAGAATGGATTAATGAGTAAAATATTTGCAGTAACTGATATAGAAAGAGGAAAAGGTCTGATTATTGACTATAAAGCCGATTCTAATGGTTTATATACTTCTTCTTCGTTGATAGAAATATATGTCTATTCGGGAGCTAATACTGCATTTTATAGAGTGATGTCAATACCTACTGGATCTAAAAACATAGAAATAAAATATATGGGGATGCATTGGTGCGATTTTAAATATGCAAATAGTAAATTATATGTGTTACCTAAGTCGGATGATTCTTCCATCTCGTATAAGGTATCATTAGTTAGAAGAACAAGACCGAATTTCTCAACAATAGACTTTTCTGATTTTTCCAATATTACAGGTGAAATAATTACACCTACACCTGATTAATCCACTTCTGGGAGGACTGATTGGGAATACCTATAGTTCTTTCACTTTAGCAAAAGGAG